CCCCTCCCTTCGTTAACCCGCAGCCTAACAGCCTGCAAGTGCCCTTTAGGGCAACTGAAACTGCGTACACTACATAGTCCTGCGACTTGTTACCGCTAAGACTTTTAGTGCGCATATTTCTGGTTAACGAAGTCCATTGAGTGGGTCGGCGTGAGCCGGCCCACTTTCTGGTTTTGGAAGGGTCCCTTTTAGGCGCGGATTTCTCCGTGTCTTTTGACAACGGCCGTTACGGAGGACACGATATGGCCAAAAAGCCAGCTTTTTATCCTGTACTCCGTTTGGAAAAGCGACGTAAGAACTCGCTTGACCATAGTTCACGTGCCCTTTCCCAACCAGTCGAGGTTATCCGAAGAGCGGTTGCGGATCGCAAGATAAAGTCCACAGGACAATATATTGCGAACGTCATCGATCATTATTCGGTTGCCCAGATAGGTTTGGAAGAACGCACGTTTACAAGCAATCCTGGTTGGCGTCAAACAGTTGCCGCAGGGGCGGATGCAGGTTCCACGTATTATCGGAACTTCTTTCGCTACAAACCGGTTCATTACTCGGTCCGCTCCGAAAACTCAGTAAATCTGAGCTACGGTGTTGGATCGTATGATGGTTCGGTCACTAATCTCGTGAAGGCGTGGGAGCCGCTTGTTGAAAGGGCTACCGCGTCTGTCAAGAGAAAGCTTGACGGTAACATTGGTAAAGCACAGCTTGCAGCACCCGTTGCTGAGAGTCGCGAGATACACCGCCTTGTGCGGCAAATCAACACGCTCGGCATGGATACGCTGAAAGCTCTGTTAGCCATCAAGAAAACACGAGGTAAGAGTGCCTTCAAGCAATTTGGCAACATCTGGCTTGGTTTTGGGTTCGGGGTTAATCCCCTTATCAAAGACGTAGAGTCAGCTGCTCGATCCATACTGGATTACACTATCAGACAGGACCGCCAAGTTCGCCTAACGGGCATTGCGGTACAGGACTACCATTCGGCTGCGACAACGTTGTCGCCGCAGCAGATTGCGTGGGGTTGTTCGATGGGTTTTAAAGACTCATTTAAACACACGCAAGGTGTCCGTATTGTGGCAGGCATGGACCTTAAGCTTAGGTCTGCTGCTTCCTACAGTGTAGCTGATCATCTAGGTTTGAAGGTAGGTATGATTCCCAGTGTTGCTTGGGAGCTAACTCCTTTCTCTTGGGTGGTTGACTATTTTGTCACTGTAGGCCCTTGGCTCGATGATATGTTCTACACCTTACCAGGTGAAACAACGTATATATCGATGTCCCAGAAGTACCAGAACGAGATAATTAACCTTCCATACGCAAAGCCTAGTGGGGGCTACACAGCCCACCTTAGTTATATGCCAGGAAGGGGTCGCTACATCTCGTTCTACCGCACCAAGCTTACCTCACTTCCCTCGCGAGCAATCCGCGTTAAATCCGCGGACCAAGTCGCGCAATTCGGACTCACCAAGCTTCTAAACTTGGGTTCCGTGCTTACTCAGAAGTGGAAGTAGTTATTGGGCCTAACTAACCTGACGACGATCTCCTATTTTGGGTTGAAAGGACATACTTTGTCTTTCGCACCTGCTTCACCCGCAACGGGCGCTACGGTCACGGGATTAACTTCCCCGACCTATACGCTCCTCACGGATACCGCACCGAACATTAACGGTAAACAATACGCCGTTAGTGCACTCGGTGGTACTCAGACGAGCGTGGATGTGAATAGCGTTTCAAAGCCGTTCACAGTCGCGTTCTTCCGGCCTCCTGTTTTGAGGACGTTACCGCAGGCAAATCCCGTAACGGGCGTAATCAAGAACGTGCCCCTTAACGTGTATAAATTTATTACACGCAAAGGTGCAGCTCCTGCAGTGGATCAGAGCATCATGGTGCCAAAAATCACCACGATAATCGAATGCCCTGCCGGGGTCGATACTTATGAACCGGAAGAAATTCGCGCCATGATCAGTTGCCATTTTGGGATTGGTTGGGAACAAGCGAGTGGGATTTCGGTCACAGTGTTGACAGGTGTTCTGTGAACTGGGCTCGCCTATCCTCCATCGGTATTGCTGTTGCAGTCGCGCTTGTAATTATCGCGAATGCCCCAGCTGTGCTGACAGACCCGATAGCGCTGGCAATTGCCCAGATACGCGTGAACGCCGCTACAACCCAACCTACCGTCGTTACTTTACCATCATCGGAAACGATGATGGAAACAGTAACGTCGGGGAAGAAGGATAAGTAGCTTTGTAGCCTTCTTTAATCAAACAGAAGGGTTGGTTCTTGGTTAAACCGTTGCTATCATCGGGAGATGTCCTGTGAGTAAAAGTAACGTTCCAAATGGTGACAAACGCTTAAACACGTTCTTCACCACACTGTTAGAAGAGCTTCTTGCCGGTGGACCGCAGAACTTTGCGGTCTCCCGTCAGGTGCAACGTGCTCGTAAAAGAGCACGCTTCCGTAGAGAAGATCTTCGAGGACTCGCGATTGCCGATTTCCTGGCAGTCAATAACAGAGTAAGAGAGATCCAGATTTCCTCTCCTCCCTCTAAAGTCCTTGATCCGAGGATTATCGCAAACGCCCGGTATTTCATTACTAATGTTTTAGAGCGTTATACGACTTCCTTTGATGAGTTGGCCATCCAGCAGCCACTCGAGATGTCATACCTGTATTCGAATTGGCGGTTCGGGCCCGGCGCTAGCAATGGCGTCAAAGGTTCGCACGCTGTCGATAAGATCTACCAGGATATGACTTGCACCGCTCTGTGCGAACCCTTGGTTCGTAAACTGCGTTCGTTAAACCCTTACTTTGTGGCCAAGGATGGCTACTTAGGAGTTTCGGGTACAGCGCAGATTGAGGGTTCACGACTAACAACTGTCCCCAAAAACGAGGACACTGAACGTACAATTGCCATCGAGCCTTCGGGGAATATGTGTCTGCAGCTTGCTGCAGGCATGTACCTCGAAGGTGCTCTTCGGCATATCGGCTTAGACATTCGCAACCAACAGCAAAAGAACATTGCTATGGCCAAACGTGGGTCCAAGAAGGGAGATGTTGCTACTCTCGACTTGAAATCCGCTAGCGATATGATAAGCATCGATCTTGTACGTGCCCTTGTGCCTGATGTATGGTTCGACCTGTTAATGAAGCTCAGGTCGCCCGTGATTACAATCCCTGGCGATGGTAAAGCTAGGGAGGTCGGTGTACAAGTAGAGCTGCATATGATCAGCACCATGGGGAACGGTTTTACTTTTCCCCTTATGACTTTGCTGATCGTGGCT